GTATTCTTTTTCATTATCAACCGTTATGACGTTCTTCTTTGTTTGCAGTATTGCAGGCACAACTTCTTTGAATAGATCAGTCATTAATTCCACTCCGAAACTGAGTATCTTTGAAGTATCTTACACTCTTCTTCAGTCATAGAAAAGAGTTCTTTCATGCTTTCTTGCTTGATAGGTATGAGTATCATATCTCTACCATCTTTCGTCTGATAGCCACTATACTGCATCTTCTTTGACTCAATGGCATAGACTTTACCAGTGCTGAAATGCTCTCTCTTTTTTGTTGGTATTGAAACAAAGAATACCCAGTCAGCATTGAGACACTTCTTAAGCTGGTTTTGCTTGAACGAAAATGAATCCTTGCTGACAAAGGGCACCTGAGTTTTGACCTCAATCTTCTTGTTCTTTACAATCATGTCTTTCTGACTGTCATACTGATCAATAGATGCCTCAACTACAACACCCTTTCGACTGAAGTAGTTGAGGACTATTGTCTCACCAGCGCGACCTAGCTTTGCCTGTAGACTATCGCTGTCAAACATATTCACATTCTACCATCATCTCAGTCAGACATGCAACAAGATTGATCTCTTGATCTGCAACGAAAGCCGACTGATACTGATACTTGGCAATGACGATGACAGCTTGAGGTATGAACTCAGGCTTGATGCTTTCTGACAAGCTATCGTAGATTTTACGAAACACTCTTGCTGGATCAATGTCAGAGTTCATGACAACCCACTTTCGCATTTCACCGAAGTTCTTTTCTTTTAGGTATTTAACCAGTTCACCAATCTTACGAACATCGGACAGTTGAGCAACAATCCCAGCATCAAGAGAACCAGAAGAACTATAACGCTGTAATTCATTAAGAGTACGGCGATAGTCAGGGAAATACTTTTCGATAATCTTAACAAGAACTGTCTTATCATATGTCACACCTTCTTCGGTAAGAATGAATTGAAGTCTCTTGAATAGTTGAGACGCCATTTCTTTCTTCTCTTCATTCTTAAGAGCAAATTCAATGACAGAGCAACGCGAGTGAATAGCATCAATCAGCTTTGCTTTGTAGTTGCATGTTAAAATGAACGTACAGTTATTGGAAAACTCTTCGATGGTGCCGCGCATTGCGGCTTGTGCCTCACCAGTCAGATAGTCGGCTTCATCTAGTATGATGACCTTCTTACCTGAAGTGAGAGATATCGTAGATGCATAGCCACGAATAGTTGTTCGTAGCATATCAATACCACGACTTTCTGATGCGTTAATGTACAGATGGTTGATACCAATTTCATCACACATTGCTCTGGCTACTGTTGTCTTACCGACACCAGCAGAACCAGTCAGCATGAGATTTGGTATCTCTTTCTTGTTCACAAATTCTTGAAAGACGTTCTTCAATCTCTCAGGAAGAATACAGTCATTAATCTTTTGAGGGCGATACTTTTCGACCCATAGGAAGGATTCGTTCATCAATTTTATCCGTCATGTTCTGAAAGAGTTCTTTGGCACCAGCACCACCAATATTTTGAATGTAGATTTCTTTGGCGGTCACTAGCATGTTTGATGCAAGCATTAGGACATCTAGAACATTATCGCTCATCATGATTGCATTGTCAATTGGCACCATGAGTTCAGCCATACGTTCTACAGTCTGTTTTCTTTTCTCTTCTTCAGTCATAGATCAATCTTTCATTATAGCGTGTTTTTAGCAATGCTGCGACACACTCATCAACTCTATTCATATCATATTTGAAATTCTCAAATGTTGGAATTTCATCTCTGTGTAAAACTTTAATCATGAAAGTGTCGGTCGATTTCACACCATGTTGTCTCGCTTTCTTTGCTGCATAGTGATCTTCATCATCTCGTGATCTATCTTGAAGTTCTTTGATAAATCTATAGATGCGCTGGGCAATGCTGTTGTTTGAATGTCCAGTGTACAGTGCTTCTAGCTTGTTATCAAGCTTTCTGTAGATCACATAAATTCCAGCGTGGTTCAAAGATACTTTTTGATTATTACCAGCAACGCTGTATGAGATGATGTTATCAGCATCAATATGCATCTGATAAAATGGCTTTCTGATACCAAGTGTGACCAGTTTCCTGGCCACATCTCGGTAACTCATGTATGTGTCACCATACAAGTCAGTTGGCATTACTTCATGACTCCATCATAGAACTCTTCGAAGCGGCGCTGATCTTCTTGCTCTTGTGCATAGTTTGCCTTGAAGTAGACCTTAGCCATGCGACGAATAGTCTTCTTATCAACACCAGTCTTTTCAGAGACATCATCAATAGCTGTCTTCTGGAAATCTCTCTCAGATGCAATCCGTGTCATACTATCATTCAATTCACGGATTGAATTGCGAAGGCGATCCTTCTGTTCATTCGTGAGAGATGAAATGCTAACATAGTTCTGCTGATTGTGTCCAATACCGCTCATTACTTTGCCTCCAATGCGATGAAATACCTGATCTTGTCCTTAAAGATGCCACTTCTGCAAGTGAACTTTGCAAACGCACCAAACTCAATCTCTACATCATAATCAGCAGGAAGAAGCTTGATGTTCTCAACCTTGAATGTGGCAGCGAAATCTTCACCGTTATAATCATTCAACTTGATTGACGCATAGTTTGATGTATCAACATTCTTGATATGTGTGTGCAGTCTGATTTCACCATCTTTACCAATCAAAGAGATGTTGCTGAAATTATTCATTGCAGCAAGACGAAGAAACTTCTGTAAAACATTATTGGTCAATACGAACGAAGCATCAACCTTCTTCATCTTCAGTTCCTTATCTGGCGGACTGATGATGTTGCTAGTCGGCGATGAGTAATAATTCAATTCGATTTCACCGTCACTCATCACAATTCGATTATCATAAAAAGTCAGTTCGGCATCACCCAGTGCTGAGACGTTACCTAAGAACTGGTTGAAATCATAGATGCCAAGCTGAAACGGAATAGATTCTTCAAAAGTTGCTTCAGCAAGAACCGACTTCTCAGAAGAAATCGTTCTCTGTACATTTCCTTTATTGAGGACAAGACCTGAATTGATTGAAGCAAAATTCTTTAGAACAACAAGAGTGTCTTCACTAAACTTCATAATATAACTCCTTATAGTTAAGCTGCAATGTTAGCAGGATTTCGTGGACCTGTAAAGACTTTTAGCATGTGAGCCACATCACCTTCAAGCATGGAAACAGTTCCTGTGTTATGCAGTTCATGATCCATGATTGAACCAATCCATGCCCACTCAGAATAGTGAATTGGATAATCAATCATCAGATCAGTATTACCTTCTTTGTTGGCATGATAAGCAACATCATACCACTCAGGGTCAAGGCCGCGCTTCACACGAATTACAAAGCCACCCTTATCTTGAATGAACTTGATTTCGTTTGGAAAACGAACGTCAGCAATAACTACATTAGGATATAGTTCCATCTTACGTTCAAGTGAATAGACCCACAAGTCTTTATGGAAGACATCACGACCTGCTTCAGTGCCCATCATCTGTAGAGCAAGACGAGGAGAAATGTTGTAACCAAATCTCTTTGACCACCATTCATCTGGAATTTCTCGCCATGCACGACTTTCATCTGTATCACCTTCTAGAAGACCACGCGGCCATCCGAAGATGGCCGCTGTAGCATCCTTTACAGTGTCAGCAAAAGAGAGCTTGTGAAAAGAATATTTGTTCACAAGTACATCTGCAACAGTACCCTTACCTGAACCAATAAATCCAACTACACCAATAATCATTAGAGGTTTCCTGTATGTTGAGCAATTGCCTGCATGTTACCAGTGAAAGCAAACGTACCGATGTGCTGCGTCTTCATCCAAGGACACAACCAGACCTGAAGTCCAATTCGTCTTGCATACTGACAGAACATATAATCTTCTGATAGATAGCGGTGTGAAGCGGTCTTTTCAATCTCAATCATCTTCTTGGCGTCTTCTGATACATTTTCTCCAGCAGAAGACCTGACAATGAGTGCATATAGATCATCGTAGGTGTAGCCGTTGTCGATCACAGTATCAAAGTACGCATGAATGTACCTAGAACCGTCAAAGTTTGCCTGTCCAACGTGGTCTGGCTTGTAGTTCTGCTTTGGATAAGCATCCTTGAACTTATCAAAGACTTCTCTCTTCACCATCATGAAGCCAGTACCAATCTCCATGACCTCAAGAGGCTCTGTAACTCTGAACTGCTTGGTGCCAGGCACGGGATTGAACACATAGTCACCTACCAGCATGTCCAAGACACCAGGAGCAACGGTGGGGTCTTTTACCATAGCCGCTGCTATGTTCTTCCAGTTGATAGACTTCTTAGGGTACGGCGCTCCAATTATGTCCTTATTCAGTGCAATCAGAGCAAGAATATCTTGCGGATCGAAGTGAATGTCAGAGTCGATAAAAAGTAGATGAGTGTACCCAGAACGCAAGAATTCATCTACAAGGTAGTTTCGAGCGCGGGTGATCAGGGATTCATTGAACAGAAAAGAGAAGCGGATCTCAATGCCGTTCTGCATACAGATGCCCTGTAAGTCAAGACAAGCCTTCATGTAGAGTCCGTTGTTCTGTCCACCATACATTGGTGTGGCAACAAACAACTTTGCCTTTCTCAAATCTTCAAGCTTAATAGTCAATTCCATAAGAAAACTCCATAGTAAAAAGGGACGCTAGTATATAGCGTCCCTTTGATAGACTTCACATATTATTAGGCTGCGAAGCGATAATAAACCTTGCTCTTACCATTGACCTGACGGCGGTCAGCCACGATATCAAAACCTTCGTTAACACGAAGATCATGAATGCGCTTCATGACGTTGGTACGAGGAACACCAGTACCACGAGCAATCATTGAAGCAGTAAGACCATTGCGCTTGGCATTGGTAAGAAGATACTTAGCAACCTTAGAAATCTGAGACATTCAATTTTCTCCATAATAAACGCTACCGTGATATTAGACTGGTGAGACGCGGTAGCATTACGTCTCACCAGTTTTTAGAACTTAGAAAGCAATTTCTTGATCGGCGAGCTTTTCAGCTTCTTTTTCTGCCGCTTCAGTCTTGGGAGCAAGAGTGTCATCAAGCTTCATGTAAAGATCAAGAAACGAGTTCTTGGTATCAATGTCGAAGCGGTTCAGACACAACTTGATTGACTTCTCACGATCTTGACCGAAGATGGTGTAAGCTTGAGCGATATGAACCAGACGGCGAGTAGAGATGATATCAGACACAGCGCCTTCGTAGAAGCTCTTGCGAATTACATCAGCCCACTGCACCAACTTGTCAGCAAAATCTTTAGCTTCAATACCATTCTCAGCAAAGACATTGTTGATGATCTTCTGTTCGACCTTGAGAGCGGGATACTCTTGCTCAAACGTGATA